CATCAGTAGATGGTGCGCCTGTAGCTGCCTCAAAGTTAGTCTCTTTACGGACACGCTCCATATCTACGGTAGCGCCCTCAATCATCTCACCTTCTTCTAACTTACGAGCATCAGGTGCCTTAACTGTTTGTGCGGCTGTAATCTGTGCTGCATCTAAACCAAGCTGTGCCAGTTCTTCTGGCTTCATGGTTGCAGCCTTAGCTAGTGCCTCATCACTAGGTAGTCCAGTGGCTGCAGTAAGCTTGTCAAGCGTAGCATTTATTTCATCAGAAACAGTTGTAGCTTCTACTGTAGGTGCAGGTGTTTTCTCTGGAGAAACGACAGGAGCAGCAGTCTCTGCAGTTGTTGCTGTAGCAGTAGGAGCAGGTCCAGTTACTTGTCCAGTACCCTCTGCTATAACTTGCTTATCGTCAGTTTCTACTTTAGCTACCTCTGTAGGTGTTACTAGAGATTCAGGGTCAGTAACAGCAGCAGTAGTCATCTCAACATTAGATGGCATCTCTGTAGTCTTAAATCTTTGTTGAGCAACACCTAGACCTTCCTGCGCCCTAGTTAATGCAGCCTCTTGTTCTTGTAAAGCCTTTACTAAGTCCTGATTACTAGGGTCAGCAGCTTGGGCTTCTCTAGCAGCCTGTACTGCAGCCATAGCATCACTAGCGGTTTTCTGTGCAGCATCTAAATCCATTTGACCCTGAGAGGGTGGTTGCCGATCTCTGTTGAACCTATTAGTTACATCCTGATCTGCTATCATAGGTTGATTAATCGCAGGGTTAATAGTTCCCAGTTGTTCAGATATAGTTCCTGGACGAACAAAGTTATCTGCTGTCCCAGAGTTAGCCTCTTGAAGCTTCTGAATCTGATTAGGGTCAAGCTGACTAATTAGTTGTCCTCCGGGCATAAACATACCACCCCTTGCCTTCACTGGCTCTGGGTTCAGTATACGCATTGCTTGCTCTGTAGCATTACCAAGCTTCTGCTGGTATGCAGGATTAGATGCAATAACTTTACGTTGTTCATCTTCTTGCATACCAGCTAACTCAGGCAGTATCTTGCCTCTCTGCTCTGGTGTAAATCCTAAGAAACGTTTTGCCATTTATCTTATCCTTATTTGCCTACTTGCATCCATACAGCAGTAGCTATGAATGTCAGTACTGCAACTGTTCCTAATTGTACTAGTGTCTTCCATATACTCTTTTTAGTATCCCGCCATGAGTCTAACAAACTACGCAACTCTTTAATGTCATTAGCTGCATCCATGTCAGATAACCCTAAGTCGCACAGAGCTTGTTTAGCGCCCTTCTTAGCGGCTCTATCAAGCATAGCTTCAAGTTTCTCTGTGGTCAAGGTATCCATGTTTAATCTACACCATGCTTATTTAAAGGGCAGTTATTACCAGAAAGTCTAGCCTTAAACAACATTAAACAGCCACACTCTTTACACGTAGTAGTGGCAGTATTGTAACTTTCACAGCTTTTACAGATGTCTAATTTCTTTTTATAGTTGTCTCCAGAATCTAAGAACATCATTGACTGAATTCGTGTATAGAGGTGCCACCTGATATGCTATCGAAATTAACCTTACGATTTAGCCAGTCTGTAATAGTTTCTTCAATCTTAGTCGTATTAGGGAATGTACCTAACGCTTCCCAGATACGTGTGCCATTATGTAAAGCTATAATAGAAGGAATTACAGGGGGTGCAAATAAGGGTATGTCTGAAGAAGTTATGTCTAGTTTAGAGAACGTAACTGTAGGGTAGTTGCCTTCAATACCCTCTAATTGAGTTACCATCTCTACACACGCTTTACATTCACTGTGATGTAATACGACCAAATCCCAAGAGTCTTCTTCGCTCCGTTTGTTAATTAAGTCTTGCTGTGTAACTGTTGTTATTGTCATTATACGTATCCTACTTGGTCTGCTGTCATTGAGCAGTATCTGATTGATATACCTGCATCTGGAAAACTAGCGGTGCAACCATAATCATTCTCTAGGTAAAAAAGCCAGCCGGGGTCATTTTGATGTATGCCTGTCACACCATTCCAGTCATTTGGATTGATGTTAGGTGTATTTGTAACAACACCTCCCTGAGTGAATGGAGAGGGACAACTAGCTGGTGTATTATAAGTACCTGCAAAGCCGTTATTCCAACAGGGTCCAGTTCCCATAGCAGTAGTGTTATCAAATAATAGGTTAAGTGAAGTTATCCCATAGGCAGCACCACTACCATACTTATAGGGAAAGTGGTTGTACACAGCCTCTCTCTCTGCGGAAGTCTTCTCTGGTATAAACATATCATATGAACCAGATCCAATTAATATACGCCACCGACCATATTCAGGTCTAGAGGAGTCATCCCCACTTCCGTAACGACCTAGTAACTTAGTGTTAGTAGTTAATCTACGGCTTGTCATTTAAACGGTCTACCTCTGCTTTAAGTTCTTTAACAGCCTCAATAAGGTGTGCGATAATAGGTGTTGCATTAACAGACAAGAACCCATCATCTTTAGCTACAACAGCCTCTGGTATAATAGCCGCAACCTCTTGGGCAATTACACCTATGTCGTGATTACCTGTTTCAGACCAATCAAAAGAAACACCCTGCAGTTGCCCTATAACATCAAGAGAGTTAGTTACAGGTAGAATGTTTTCCTTAAGACGTTCATCTGAGCTATAGAAGAATGCTGTGGCATATAGATTATTAGCACTGAAGTTTTGACTACCAGAACCTGCCTTGTAAGCAAACCTGCTATTTGATTCACTTTCAGTGAAGTAACGACCATCTAAATTAACTGATGATAAACCTGTTATATGGCCGTAGCCATCCAGAGTTATATCTTGAATTACAGTTCCACTACTATTATTGACAGACCCTTGGCTAGATGTGTCGGTGTGACTAAAGGTTGTACCTGATAAACTTAGGCCACCCCCTGCACTATAAGTTGTATTGGTGTTTACTACAGTTTCAGTAGCAGTAGATAAGCCTGTAACGTGTCCATAAGTGTCTAAGGTTATGTCTTGAATGTAAGTACGACCAGAGCCGTTTACTGACGCCTGAGAAGAAGTATTAGAGTGACTAATAGATCCATTAGAGATCCCAATACCAGCACCAGCACTAAAGTGCGCCCTTACTTGAGCAGCGCTAGGGCCAGTATAAGTAATAACACCAGAAGTGCTATTGTAAGACAGGCTACCATCCCCACCTGTATCAGTTACAGAGATAGCACCTCTTGCTCTTGCAGTAGTGTGATACAGATTGCTAGAGCCTTCAGCTATTGTGTCTGTGTTACCCTGTGTAAAGCTCATCACACCTGTTGTGCTGTTGTAGCTTAAACTGCCTGTTGCAGATATAGCAGCCCTTGCTCTTGCAGTAGTGTGGTATAGGTTAGAACCTTCAGAAAGATCCCCTGTGTCGTGATTACTTATGCTTGACACAGTTCCAGTAACATTACCCGTAAGATTACCATTAACACCACCATTAGCTGCAATAGCACCTGTAGAAGTAATAGTACCACCTACGATAAGATCACCACTAGATAAAGTCACATCACCAGCGTTTACCGTGACATTGTTTGAACCAGAGACAGTAACAGCCCCATTAAGAGTAGTAGCACCTGTTACAGCTAGAGTACCAGCTAGTGTAGCGTCTGCACCACTTAGTGTGATAGCTGTAGTAGAGCCAGACTTTACAACAAGGTTGTTACCGTCATTAGTAAAAGTACCAAAAGTAGTACCTGCATCTTTCAGCAAGACATCACCACCGTCAGCATCAAGTGTAATATCACCTGCTGCATCTAAAGTAAGACCACCAGTAGATACATCAATCTCGTTATCAGAGAGTGTCATGTAAGCATTAACACCTACAATAGCTGAATCCTGATAAACAGTACCATCAAAGTAACCATCTTTATACTGCAGTAAGTTAGTGCCTAAGTCTAAGGTGTTGCTAGTCTTAGGGTTAACATTAGTAGAGGATACAACTAATTCTTGACTAGGACCAACCTTTTCAATAGGTGCTCCTTCACCTGCAGAACCATCATGCTTATGTCCTGTAGAAGCATTAAAAGCATTCTCTACCGCATTGTACTCTGCATCAAAGTCATCTGCATCAATAACGTTACCATTGGCAATGTTGTTTGCAGTATCCTGTCTAGTATAACCTGCCATTGTGTTTCCTTACTGTCTATCGTTTTGTCTGTACTCTAACAGCCCAGTGTCAAGAGTAAATGTAGGGTTAGTTGAATTGTCTTCAATACGCATAGCTATAGTCTTACCAGAGCCAACGATGTTAGTGGTGTATACTCTGTCAAGTTCACCACCAAAAGTAGCAGTGTTAAATACAGCATCAGATGCACCAAAGATAAACACTCTATCGCCTGTACTACTAATTTGTTGTGTAGCTGGCTGAAGAGTAGATGTATCAGTACTTGTACTAAAATCATAACGTATGTTAAGATCTAGGTCCATGTTACCTTTAGGTTCAGCATATAAGGTTAGCTTATAAAAAGACTTCCTTGTCTGTGGGTCTGTGATAGGCATATAAGGTGATTCATAAATAGCCTCAATGTCTAAGCTATCAAAGTCTGAGCCTGTCTCTAGCCGATATACGTAACCATTATCGTGAGAGAAAGCTACCATTTCTGTTGTACCAGAATAACGACTGTCTGCTACAAAAGCTTTAATCCCCTTAGTAGTAGACCAAGACATACCTGATGCACCCTGAGAGATGAACTTAGTAGCTATAAGCCCTTTACCCACCTCTGCCTGTTCAGAGGCAATATAAGCAAAGATACGGTACTGAGCTTTCTCACGTAATACAAGAGATGTAAAGCTAGATGTACTAGCTAAGAAAGTGTTGGAGTCTTTATAAATCTTATCAGATGCGACATCTAATGCAAAGTCACCGATACGGTCAGTAGCACTTAGTAATCTAATACCATCAGGTGCTAGATAGATAACGTCACCACCAATCTCTTGGATAGTGTCACCATTGATACAACCTATACGATCTGTAATAGGTGATACTGCAAAGTCTGCAGAACTACTACCAGTCAGTCTCTTAATGCTGTCCTGAGTAAAGATAATAAGTTGTTCACGAAAGACTGCTAACCCAGTGATGTCATTAGCTACATTAAAAGACCCTGCACCATTAGCAACACTAAAATCAT